CTAATAATAAAAAGGATATACTTCTTCAGGAATATGGTTCCGTTGTAAGAACTGCTGTACGCATTCGTTCGGATCTAGGGAATCAGATGCAGTTAATAGATGAACGGCAAATCGATTGGCTTGTCGTTCATATTTCCCTGCATGAAAGAAAGACTGCTCATCGATGAAGAATCGATTAATCCCTTTGTGTAGGCGATCATGACCTAATTCATGTGCACAGATAAAACGTTGCCATTCGGGTGATAGCTGATTATGTAAGATGATGAATCTGCGACGCAGGGTTCTATGATAAATACCCCGCGTATGATTGCCTAGATCAGCATAACGAATGGAAATATTCATGTTATGAGCAATAGCGAAAGGGTCATTGGTTTTGTGTTTACGAATAAGTTTGTTAACAAGTTCATCCATAGCATTCACCCTATCGTTAGTCTTTATTATTTTGTCGTTGTTCCTGACCTATTCTCCGTGCTTCTTTGTTCATATGTTTGGCCTCCCAGAACAATCCCGTGAGCACATCTTTAATTTTGCGTTTGTCTTCCTCATTCAATGGTATTCCATCAAACATCAATTCTCCATCATCTTCAAGAATTTTTTTGAAGTCTCTTTTATCCTTAGAGGTTGCCCATTCAGGTATTGTAGTTTTGTCATCTGGTTGTTCTTCAATTAATAGAGAGAGGTTAATATGAAGAGCGTTCGCTATTGATTTTAGAGTTTCTACACTTGGGTTGTAACGATTTCGTTCGATATCTGCTAGATAGGAGCGGGACAAGTTCGCTTGTTCTGCTAATTCAGCTTGTGTAAGTTTGTTTGATTTGCGTTGTTCTTTGATTCGATCCCCGATATTCACCTTGTCCACTCCCTCATCCTTTGTCGGCAACACCGACATGTGTATATTATTATAACTCCATAAAGACGGTCATACAATACTTTATATTGACGTAAATACACGTAATAATGAGATTTTAGACGTGAATTAACGACAAATAGGACGTTTTCAATTCATAATGGGCAAATTTAACGGAATATGAACTTTTACAAAATGTCGTGATTACCTTACATTATTTACATGAGGTAAGTATTGGAATTTACTATTATTTTATTGAAGTAGAGCATTTATACCATATGGATTGAGGGGGTTACATCATGAACGTTGTATTATCCGCAGTCACTAAACATGATAAACAAGCTACTAAAGCTCTTTTGAGAGATTATCCTAAGATGTGCCAGATGGTTATGGGTTTATCACATAAACAGGATTTAACAATACAAGAACAACAGGTAAATACATCATATAAGCACTTGGTCGACCACGTACTTCTAGCACACTCTCTTATATTAGATGATGAAGTGAAACGTATCATTGAGCATCGGTATTTCAAGTCACGAAGTTATGTTCTTACATCTATACAATTTCGGAGCATCATGAGTGAGAGAACTGTAGACCGTAGGATTGAGAAGGGTGTTAGTATGATCACCGAAAGCTTGAAGCTCTGGGGAGTGATTTGACAACAATGACGGTAAAGTGGCGGCAACGTGACAGTCTTCTGGCGGGGGATGCGCGATATAGTTGGTTCATAGAGAGGAACACACTCTTGGGTGTATCTGCTACCCCTTATCGTTGCGGAAACTCGGCTGTGCTGTGGGTCAGTTCATTGACCTTAGACGTGAATCGTCAAGGGTGCGGTGCGGGGGAACGGAGGTAAGACCACTCTATGATTTGACAAGGTAATGTTTCTAAGAGAGGAGGTTCCTATGCTTGCATTGGAGAACATTCGTACCCTAATTATCGCGGGGTTATCTGCACATGTTGGTCAGGAAGTTGTTGTAACGAATGGAACGGGTGACAAGCCAGAAGGCGCATGGATCACCTGTGATTTCTCAGATGTGTTCCATAGTAGTCGGGGATTTCCAGTTGTCATGCAATTGGGAGACAAGCTTGTGAAGAGCGAAACGGTACATTTCACAATGACTTATCTTTCTTTCGATGATGACAATGTCGTCCGATTACAGAATGCATGGACAGCTCGTGATTGGTTTAAGTCAAAGGGACATGCAGAACTGAAAGAAAAGATTAATGTGGTAGTAGCAAAGGTAGAATCAGTCACAAATCGAGATATTCAGAACGGTACGGTATGGGAGCGTCGCCAAGGATTTGACGTAGAGTTCCGAACCCTAGATATCTTGGAGTCAGATTTAGAATGGATTGAACAAACAAAAATTCAGAGGAGTTGAGGACTGTGTCAGTAAGAAATGATGTAACGGTATCGATCGATATTCAGCGTCCGACACCTAAGCTTGGTTTTGGTAAACCAATGATTATTGGTGCAAGCGTAAGTGGGTTGGAGTATACAACGTATGCAGATTTAGAAGCGGTTAAGAAAGATTTTGCTGAGAATACAGAAGTGTACAAGGCGGCCTATGCCCTCTTGAATCAAGGAGATAATTCACCTGCTGAGATTGCTATTATGCTTCATAAGACAATAGGAGAAACATTAGGCGACTTGGTAGGTAAGATATTTACGAAGGATTGGTACTTCCTTCTGTCTACATCTACAGAAATTGCTGATATTACAACTATTGCCGAAGCAGTAGAACAGAATGGGACAAGATTGTTTATTGCTCATAGTAGTGATAAAGCGAACCTTGCTACTTTTAAGGCTAAGAAACTCACACGTACTGCCCTGTTCTATCATGAAGATGTATCTCATTATCCTGAGGCTGCATGGGTAGGTAGAGCAGCATCAACAGCACCAGGGAGCTTGACGTGGAAGAATCTGACGCTACGAGGTATTGCACCTGTAGATATGGATACCACGGAATTGCTGAGTATTCACGATCTTGGTGCAAATACCTATGTCACCAAAGCTGGCGATGACGTTACAAGTGAAGGTAAGACCGTTAGTGGAGAATATATTGATATTATTCATTCCCAAGACTATATCACACAGAGCATCGAACTTGCTGTACAGAAACTGTTCAACAGACAAGATAAGGTGCGCTATGACAACACAGGGATTTCCCAGATTGAGGGCGAAGTGAAGACGGTGCTCAAGCGTGCAGATATGAATGGGATGATCGCTCGAGATGAAGACGGGTTACCTCTATATAGCACAACCTTTAAACCGCGCTCTCAAGTTGATCCAGCGGATCGCGAGAAGCGGGAATACAATGACGGTTCATTCTCATTCGAATTGGCAGGAGCTATTCACAAAACTAAAATAAGCGGCGTAATTAAGCTGTAAGGAGAGATAACTATGGCAACGACTTATGATCCGATGGACCTGACGGTGACCGTTGGTGGGATATATATTACTGGATTCTCAGAAGATATGGTGGAATTTGAGAAGGACGAAGATGCGCAGACGGCTAAGGTAGGGTCACAGGGGGATGTTGTGATGACGAAAGTGAATAACCCATTAGGGACACTCACATTGACGTTATTTCCGACAAGTCCGCAAGTAGCATATTTGGACAAGCTAGCACGGACGGGTACTCTTGTGCCTATCTCCATTATTTTCAACGGTGAACCTAAAGAAACCATCACCGTTACGCAAGCATTTGTTAAAAAGCCGGCAACACGTACTTACGGTAATGAAGCAGAAGACCGTCAGTATGAAATTCAATGTCTTGACCATGTGGTCGAGTAAACTAAAGGAGACGATCATTCATGTTTAAACAGAAGAATTATACATCCAAAGCATTAGAGAAGGAATATACGTTCCAGCATCCGGGCGTACGTACCGTATCCAAAATTAAAGATGCTGCAATGAACAAGCACGGTGTTGTTCTTGAGGAACGTCTAGCCGAAGAAGTATTGAAGCATGTTGTTGTAAATCCCAAGTTGAAAATTGATGATTTCTCAGATTATAAGGAATATACGGAAGTCATTAATGCGGCTTACGCATTCATCTCGGGGCAAGACGAAGAAGGTGACTCAGATGACCATCAGCAAGGCGGAAGCTCGCAGGAAAGCTAAAGAAAACTGGTTCATGTGGCGGCTAATGTTATCTGACATGAAGATTTCGTACAGTGATCTGGATAAGATGGATAATGACGATCTCGCAGAAGCCAATGCAGCCTTGGATATCTATATGGAGCATCAAAAAAAGGAAATGAATAAGAAATGAGTACCCAAATTGGGTGCTCTTTCTTTCATGTGAGGTGGTTTATTTGAGTGAAGGAGCCTACAAATCGTTAACAGATTTAGTTAAACAGATGAACATAGCTGCCAAAGGTGCTAAAAGTACTATATCTACGGGAAAGAATTTGATAAGCGCAGCGGGTCAATACGCTGATGCTATGGGGATGATCCAACAAGCTACGGGATCTACTAATGCACAGATGAAGGCCACCGAGGTTGTTGCTAATAATTTGTACAAAGATAATTTCGGGAAGTCGTGGGGAGATTTGTCTGGTGCTATATCAACAACGATGCAGATTACCAAGCAGACAGGGGATGATCTTCAGAATACGACTAAGAATGCGTTGTTATTGAGGGATGCATTCGGCTTTGAAGTTAAAGAATCTGTGAAGAGTGCAGATACAATGATGCAAACCTTTGGCATTACTTCTGAACAATCTATGGCGCTATTAGCACAAGGTGCTCAAAGTGGGTTGAATCAATCAGGAAAGCTTGTAGAAGTGGCTAATCAATACTCCAAACCCTTTCAACAGTTAGGATTTACGGCCAATGATATGTTTAATACATTAGCAGCTGGATCGAAAGGTGGTGCTCTTAGTCTAGATACCGTAGGTGCTGCGATTGAACAATTTAGCACGTTTTCTACGAATGGATCAGTTGGAACGAAAAAAGCATTCCAAGCTCTTGATTTGAATGCAGATCAAATGATTAGTACCTTTACTGCTGGCGGTCCTAAGGCAAAAGAAGCGTTCACAGGAATTATGCAGATGCTCTCTCAAATTGAAGATCCCGTCAAACGTAATTCCATAGGTGTTGCTTTAATGGGCGATAAATTTAAAACATTAGATGCACCTATTATTGCTGCAATGGGGACAGCTAGAAGTCAGTTTAATATGACGAAGGATACAATGGCACAGATGAATCAAGTGAAAATGAATTCACCAGGACAAGAACTCGCCATAATGGGAAGATTGATCCAGTCAGGTCTTCTCATTCCTCTTGGTCAGGGTCTTGTACCATTACTAAATTTAGTAAATACTGTTTTGGGGTTCTTTATTGAAAATTTTGATGTTTTGGGTCCAGTAATTGCTGGAGTTGCAGGAGTAATTGCAGCCATATTGATGCCATTGATAACAGTATGGATTGCTGCGCAATGGGCATCAGCATCTGCCGGATTGGCGATGATCGCACCATTTCTCCCTATGATCGCGCTTGTAGTTGCAGTAGGAGTTGCTGTGGCAGGTGTAATGCTAATTTTTAAAAATTGGGGAACGATCGGACCAAAATTAGTTGAAATATTCTATAGTTGTGTAAATGAAATAAGTGGTTTTTTCTTGGGGTTGTGGACAAAAATACCAGCGGATGCCAGGGAGACGATCTCTACTATTATTAATGACTGTATTCGATTAGTAAATAATATGATTGATCGAATAAGTGTTGGTATTAGTGGTATCTCGAAAATTCTTGGGTTTGGGGAAATCAAAATAAAACATATCCCTGAAATACCAATGATTTCAACTAAGGTCACTACTTCAAGTACCAGCAGTGTTGCTGGCGGTGGTCGCCCCCTTGTTAATCAGAGTCTAGCGGTAGGATTAGATTATGTCCCTTTCGATGGATTTATCGCTGAACTCCACAAGGGTGAACGAGTCATGACGGCTGCGGAGAACAAAGCTTATTCATCCGCAGATCCAGCAAGAAGCTATCCAGCTAGAATAGCTTCAAGTAATGGTGGAGTCGCTATTCATGTAACCGTCCCTGTGACTGTAGAAGGTGGCTCAGGCGCGTTACCGAATGCACAGAATATGGGTGCTGTTGTTGCCCAAGAAGTTCAAAAAATATTAGAAAGCGTACTACGTCGTAACGGATTGGGGGCGATGAGTTAATGGCGTTACTCAACGGTCATTACATTCTAGTAGAAGATGAGAGCCCGAGTTATGAAGTAGAAATCACGGATCAACCCGTGGATAGGGATATCGATCTTAGCGATCATGTTCAGCGTAAAGCTAGGACCCTTTCGATTAGCGGCGTTATTGTTGGTGATCATGCAGTTAGCATAAGGGCGATGATTGTGAAAGCTCAGGATCAAGGAGAGATCGTTCAATTTTCGGGACGAACTACGTTTAGAGGATTAATCTCAGGGTTCTCTCCTAAGCATGATCATACGATAATGGATGGTTTCGCGTTTACGTTGAGCATGAAGGAAGTTCGGATTGCCGGTTCGTCTTATGTTAAGGTTCCTCTTCCAGCACCGATCAAAGCACAAGTCGCCAAGGCTGCGAACGCTGGAGTGAAGCAACCTCTTAGTAAAAAGAATAGTGCGGCAAAGCCGATTAATAGTAACTCCAATACGGTGAAGACGACTCCTAAGAAGACAATAACGTCAAAGGCGCCGAAATCCACACATAAGAGAGGAACTCCGTGGGAAATGCCGATGTAGAGGAGGGTGAGGTAGTATGAATTATATTGATATTGAAAAGAATCTTATTCCGTATCGATTTGATGTTTCACTTGCGGAAGAGCTATTTACCTTCGAAGTGAATTATAACGAGGATTATGATTTCTTTACAGTCGATTTAGAACGAGATGGGGAAATATTAGTTGTAGGAGAGAAGTTGATCTATGCGATGCCCCTCTTTTATGACGTCATGGATCATCGGTTCCCTAAGATCTCGATCATCCCATACGATGAATCTGAGAACAGTATAGATGTGATCTGGGAAACACTCTCTGAGAGTGTTTTTTTATATGTCATTGATAATGGGGAGGATACGGATGGTTAACTTTGGGCGAGTAGCAGAAATGATTGTCGCCAATCGTAAATTCAGCATGGATGATTTTGCAATGGAAGCTACTATTCCTTTTGATAATGATATTTTGCCCAATGAGAGTGAGATTAAGATTTGGAACTTATCCGATAAGACGTTAAACAACATCAAGAGTGATGCCCTCTTGCAAATGAATGGTGGTTATCGTGGAGATGTGGGACTCATGCTTCAGGGCTATATTTCAAAGGTGGAGACACAATGGGATGGTGTTGATAAAGTGACATCGATCTTTGTGTTAGACAGTGAGGCCAAGAATTACGCTAAGAAAGAAGTGAAAGAGACCTCATTTGCCAAGAATACATCCGCTAGCTACATCATCAAGCAAATGGCTGCATTGATTAAGCTACCTATAGCTCAAATGGACCTGAATGTGGACTATCAGTATAAAGAGGGTTACACAGCCAAAGGAGTTGTCATTGAGATCCTTGCAAAGGTAGCGAAAGATTGTGGTACATCGACCTTTATTAACAAAGGAAAACTCTACGTGCGAAGTTTACGTCGTGCAGGGGACAAGGTGTTTCGATTATCCAAAGGGACGGGCCTCATTGGGAAGCCAGAACGATTTGAAGAGGGTGGATTCAAAGGATATCATCTCACATCACAATTACAGCATCGAATTACAACTGCGTCTGTTGTTGATCTGGTAACTCAACAATTTGAAGGTCGCTTATATGTTCGGAGTGGTAAGCACCATATGAGTCGCACAGGGGATTTCACTACGGAAATGGAGGCTATCATGTGAAAAATGATCCTGCTTCAACATTGTCCCAAGTAATAGCTCAGATGATGGTTCACCAATTAAATGCCGTTCATGTGGGCTTCCCATGTCGCGTCATTTCATTTGATGAAGCCACATGTAAGGCTGATGTGCAGCCACTCGTCCGAACGTCAGAAGGTGATCCTGCGATGATTCAGGGCGTACCGGCGCTTGGACATCGATTCAAAGTGAATGAGGTAGAACAGGTGTATAGGCCGTCTTTTAAATCTGGGGATACGGTATATGTTGTGTGTGCTGATCGGGAGATTAAGAATGCTCTAAATGGGCAGGTGGCAACCGCAGATACGGAAAGAAGACATGATGTGAATGATGCAGTTATTGTGGGGGTGTTTGCATGCAGTCTCTAAAGTTGAGTGAGACCGGAGATATTCTAATGAGTGCCTCGGGTAATTTAGTGATGGTGGAAGGGACAGAGGAAATCGCTCAATGTTGTCACATTGGAATTGGCACGAATAAGGGCGAATGGTTTCTGAACCCGGACATGGGGATTACATTCTCTACATTTCTGGGGAAACAGATCAATGAGGAAGAGATGCGTGAAGAATTGACACAAGGACTGATGCAAGAAGAACGAATTCAGTCTGTAGATGTTATCAACTTCACAATCGACAAGAATTCCCGAACACTACTGGTAACATTTGATGCTACCAGTACAGAGGGAGAACGGATACAAGCGAAAGAGGTGAGTATTGGTGCTGGATAGAACAGGATTTAAGCGCAGACGGTTTGAGGATCTTTTTGCAGAAATGAATGATAAGGCGAAAGAGACGTTTGGGGATAAAGTGAATACTTCCGAAAGATCACCGTTAGGCATTATTCTACGTATCTTTGCATGGTTTCTCTCAAAGTTATGGGTGACGGCAGAGGATGTATACAACAGTAGTTATATCAATAGTGCAGAAGGCAGTAGCTTGGATCGATTAGGGCCTCATGTGGGGATCACTCGGGTATTGGATCAATATGCTAGAGGTTCTGTTCAATTGACAGGAACGGTGGGTCACACGTTAGCGCAAGGATTTCGTATCGCAACAGAGGCGAAAGTCTACTTCGATACAACGGAAGAAATAACGTTTGGTAGTCATGGTACAGCAACAGTTCCTATTGAAGCTGTAGAACCAGGTCAGGGAGGTAACGTCTCTGTGGGTTCGATTATCGTCATTGTAAATCCAGCCCCAAATGTTACGGGAGTAACTAATCCACTACCTACCACAGGTGGACGAGAGAAAATGACAGACTCCGAATTCCGAGATTTGTTTACTCAGTCGGTAGCGGGTGGCGGTGCGGCTTCTGTAGATGCCTTAATTGGAGCCTTGCTTAGAATTAATACCGTTAGAGCTGCTACAGTTATTCAGAATTTCACTAATCAATTGGACGCAGCGGGGCGTCCTCCTCATACCTACCAATGTTATGTGCTTGGTGGAAATGATGAGGAGATTGCCCAAGTTATATTTTCAACTGGAGCCGGTGGCATTGAGTCTTACGGTGATGTTGTGAAGACGGTCTTAGATATTGGTGGTTATGGTCATGAGGTGAAATTCAGTCGGGCGCAAGAAGTACTCTTACAAGTTGATGTCACACTTAAGACCAATGAGCAGTACCCCGCAGATGGGGATGAGCGAATTCGTTCAGCCATTGTTCGTTACATTGGTGGAGAAGATGGTGGCAGCTACTACAACGGATTGTCGATGGGCGCACCTGCGGTATACAACAAGTTGGTTAGTGCAGTAGATCAGATTGAAGGGATAGAGGATTTCACGTTAAAAGTGGGCAAAAATGATGTCTTAGAAGAGGCTAACGTTACTTTAGAACGGTATCAAGTCGCACAGATTAATGCCAAGGACATTGTGGTGAATCGTCATGTTTAGCGTGAAAGATATGATGTCGCGGTTCGCAGACGTATTCAACAAGAATCCGAACAGTAATATCGGTAAGTTAATCGGTATTCTGTATGGTCAGATGGATGAATTAAATACTTCGCTTGAGAAGGTTCGAGAGTGGCGGGACATTGATAAGGCACAAGGTTCTACATTGGATCGTATCGGGCAGAATGTCATTCAGCCACGTGGCGCTGCGACAGATGAAGTGTATAGGGTGCTGTTAAAGTCTAAGATCGCTAGAAATCTATCGAAAACAGACATTAACACGATTATACGAGTACTGTCCTTGGCTTTGGATTGTGATTATAAAGACATTCAGATTCAAGAGAAGTTCAGTGATCCGCATGATCCAGAGCCCGCAGGGATTACATTGACAAGGGTACCGATCAAAAGACTGAATGAAGTCGGAATGTCTCCTATGCAGTTCGGACAGATCATCCAAAAGACAGTAGCAGCCGGAGTTAGAGTCGCTCAGATTGAACTAGCAGGGACTTTCCGATTATCATCCATTTATGATGGATTACAACATGATATTTTCGGATTATCTGACCCAGACATGAACCTAGGTGGAACGCTCGGAGAAGTATATGTACCAGGTAATGATTATGGATTACCGATATAGGAGGGATTATCGTGGGTTTTATTAAACAAGCACCGAAATGGGGAGCAACAGGAATTGAGCCTCCCGAATCCAAAAGAAATATAGGTTGGGAAGTAGAAGACCGCCCGCCAGCAGCATGGTTGAACTGGTTCATGAACTTAACCGCTGAATCACTTCAGGAGTTGCAGAGCAAGGCGGCGGAGAAAACATATGTGGAGGAAAGAATAGCAGAAGCCATTGCAGGGGTGGATGTAGATATTCCTGATGCATCGTTAATGGTGAAAGGGATCACACGGCTGAGTAGTGCGGTAGATAGTACGTCAGAGACGGAGGCTGCTACGCCGAAGGCGGTGAAGAGTTTAAGTGATACTGTTGCTGCGCATAAGGCGGATTATGTGAACCATCCGGCGGTAGTCGATACAACTAACGTAGGCAACGCCTATTCCGTTACATTGCCTTCACTGACCGCATATAAGCATGGCATGGGTATCGTAGCTACTATAAATGCAGATTCAACAGGAGCCGCGACAATTAATGCGAACGCGTTAGGGGCTATACCTTTGACCGCAAACGGCAGAGCATTATCTAACCTTAAAAAAGACGGAGTGTATACATTTCGATACAGCGCATCTAAAGCGGCTTTTATCTTACAGGGTGAAGGAGTTGATACCGCGCCTCTCATTGCGGCGATAAATGGAATTTTAGGATCATAGGAAAGGAGTGGTTTAAATGCCTAGTATAGTAGATTCAACGGTTGTTGCAAGTGCGTATGATACGAGTGGTAATGGGGGTAAGAAGTTAGTTAGGTTGAGCAATGGTTGGCTAATTGCCATTGTAAAAGATTTGACAGAAATAGGATATAAGTTATACAAAAGTATAAATAATGGCGCTACTTTTTCATTACTATATACACATGCTTTATCAGGAAGTATTCAAGATGTAGCCATTGTCCCCAATGGAACCAATGTTTACATTATATGTGCATGGTTAAACAATGCTGTTCAATGCTATGGGTATAATTGCTTAATTGCTAACGGTATTTCTGGAGCTATTTTCAATGTAGACATTGGTCAAACAGCATTGGGCAACGTATCCTTAGCCACAAATGAAGCAGGAACAGAACTACATGCCACATGGTCAAGCAAAAATACAACATATCCAACCTTTAATCTTAGATATGCAAAAGGGGCTATTAATGCTAGTACAGGGGCGGTGACATGGGGTGCGGTGGATCAAATTACAAACTATGTTGATAGTTATCTGACTGTAATCCAGCCAAGTATTGTTGTTAGTAGTAATAATAATCCAACTATCGTTGCGACTTGGATTAACTCAAATTCGACATTTTTAGTAGTTGCTTACACTCGCAATAGTGGAGTTTGGCAAACTGGTTATACAAGAATATATAATCAAACAGGTGGGGCAACAGGATATGCCCAATCGAGTCCATCTGCTGTGTTCGTACCTAAATCAGTTAATGGATTAACCAATGGGCGTATATGGGTAGCGTGGCATGGTAAGGATGCGACAGTCTCCGCAGATAATATACGTGTTTCTTATTCTGATGATAATGGAACCTCTTGGTCTACTCCTCAGATAGTGACCGACAGTGTAGCGAATAATAATTCTAGTTTTTATTTTCCATCTATAAGTGCGAACAAAAGAAATGAAATATTTATAACGTATACTGGTAGTTTTTATGGTGTGTGCCATGTTAAAAACATAGGTGGGGTATGGGCAAAACAATATCATTTTGTGGCTGGATATAATTTTTATCCTTCTGCTTTAGATGATGTCACGATCGATTTTTCAATGCCTTTATTAATTTATAAGGGTGATACAAAAGTTGGATTCTATGGAACGTGGGGAGTGGTAACTAACTCAGTTGCACAGGGATCAATCGGTGCTAAGTCAAGCAAAGACAGCCTACTGGTATACACAATCACAACGGACAACACTATGTCCACCATCACCGAGAAAGTAAATGGTGTTACCGTAGGCACGAAGACCGCAATAAGTGGTCAAGCGCTCACAGTGGGGCTTACACAAGTGCAGTGGGATGCTGTGAAGTTTGGCAAGTATGCCACAACCGCCGCGAGTAATATATTAACCATATCTATGGGTACTGATGCTTGGACATACACATTCGATAAGCGACTCCCTACAGGTGCGGACATTGAACAAGTTACAAAGGCGTTACAGGATACACAAGGGGTTTTCCTTCCTGCTGTTAAATCTAAACTCAATGATTTAGTTTATGGTGGTGGTGACTCTCTTGATGGACTAATCGATAAACTAGAATCTAACTTATCAAGTCTAACCCCGTCAAACCTACGCGAAAACATAACAGTTAACGGTGTAGTTGGCACACTAAAGCAAGGTAAGGCGAAATATGTAGGTACTCATGTAGGTACGGGGGCCGTAATTGCTATAAATTTTGGTTTTACGTGGAGATCCATTATAGTATCCAACACATACGGGAGTAGTTGGTCGTTATTTAGAAACCCTATTACTAATGCTGTAGAGCAACTCACCTCACCAACCAATGCACCAACACCGAGCAACGTCGGCACAACCTCACTTGATTTAAAGTTTTGGAGTTCAGGGGGAACTTATACCGTTATGGCATATGAAGATTAGGAGGGGGAGAGTATGAAGAAGATAGGAAGCAGGATTTACTATGATGTTGTTAGTGGCGAGGTTCTAGTAAACACAGGGGATAGAATTGTTTTTGATGATTATGTTACTCCATCTATTGAAAGTGATTTTTCTTCATTTTCAAAGCTGTCAGAAAGAAACCCTGAATCTGTAGGTGTTTTAGAACTTCTTTATGTTGCTTATAAAGAGGAATTCAAATTACAAAACGGGTACCGTGTGAGCGTATCGACAAAAACATTAGAGTTTAGCTATCCCGATCTAAGCGAGCCAGAAGCGCCGCCAGTATTCGGAAAGCCGTTAACGGAGCAAATCGCGAATTTAGAATTGCAGAATACCGAGTTAATGTTGGCGGTAGCTGAGTTAGCAAGCGTAAGCGAAACAGACAAGATGGAGACACAGCTTGCAATTGCGGAATTAGCGTCAATCATAACTGGAGGTGTGGCTTAATGGCGAAGATATATTACAACCTAATTAAAGCAGGTCGATGGGAAATAGATAACGTTCCTTCAACATGGAAGAGTAGTACACAAGCTTTATTGGATGCCGACATTACGGAGTAGGACGAAACTGTGCAACTAGGCACCACCACATCGCCACTAAGGCGTATTTTTTTCGCCCCCGAATCCTCGGGGGCTATTTTTTCATATCAAAATAGGAGGAGATGGGACATGGATAGACTAGATTTGCTTTTAAAGTGGGGCATCGCTCTTTTAGGATCAGCGGCCACTTACTTGGTAGGTGAATGGTCTGAATTGATCTCATTGTTTCTACTTGCGATGGGGATCGATTATTTAACGGGAATAGCTGCTTCATTAAAGTTAGGTAACGGCCTTAGTAGCAACGTTGGATTTTGGGGATTAGCTAAAAAAGGGCTTATGATCCTTGTCGTGATTCTGGCACACCGATTAGACGAGTTATTTGGGACCAATGTTATTATGGTGGGTTCAATTTATTTCTATTTAACGAATGAACTGATTTCAGTGACTGAGAACTATGGAAGGATGGGACTGCCCTTACCGAATAAGATTAAAGACATCATATCCATTCTCAAACAAAAGGGGGGTGATCAATCATGAATCCATTTGAATCTTACAGGCTAACTAGTCCATTTGGTATGCGTATGCATCCGGTATATCAAACACCTAAGTTCCACAGAGGTGAAGACCTTGTAACGACACCTTCGAATGGTCCGATCAATGCATTCATATCTGGTGAAGTCATTCATGCGAAAGAGGGTATCAAGGGTTCGGGATTCGGAGGCTACGGTATCGTAGTCGCCATCAAGGATAACAAAGGTTACCTTCATTGTTATGCTCATTTGTCTGCTGCTTTGGTAAAGGTAGGGGATATGGTGAAAAGAGGACAAAAGGTGGGTTTTCAAGGTAGTACAGGAGTGTCAACAGGTGCACACCTTCATTACGAGATTCGTAAAGCTTGCGCCCCCTCATATGGATATACGGAGACGGAAAGCGGTGTGGTTGAGCCTACGAAATACTTGCAAGACTTCTATTCCAACGAGGAGCTAGCAAACCTAGATAAGAAAGACGCCAACGCCATCATTGATAAGTACCTTAAGCCAGCTTGGGGGAATGCCAAGACACCAGCAGATAAACAGGAGATTGGTAGATTGGCTGATGAATTACGGTTGGCTTCAGGACAAATGAAACAGAATGGATAAGCAAAGCAAATTCACAAGACTTGCGAATCTGAACAACAGTCCTGCTGACTTCGGTCGGTGGGGCTTATTTGTGTATACTTCCATCCTTCGAACTTCCACCCCACTCAATTTGTCCTAGCATGGACTATTATCATATTTACAACATATTTATTCTCAAGGGGATCTGACCCCCAAGCAAGTTATGAAGTCCTCCAAGGTATAGTGAATTACTTCATTCTCTTGATTTGTGAAAAGGAGCAGTGATAACTGATGGTGAATCAGAATCTAAATGATGTCTTGTCTTTTGCTACGCTGTTATCCGTATTTGTCATGGCGGTTGTTCAATTGGTCAAAATCACGATAAATCTACCTAAGAATATTATTCCTTTAGTTGGAGTGCTCATTGGACTACTTTTGGGATTATCATTTTACCCGTTCACCGATCTGCAGACAGTAGAGAGATTATGGGGCGGAGGGCTGGCAGGATTATCAGCTACAGGATTGTTTGAGTTAGCGTTTAATAAACGATCTGGTAACTCAATAGTGAATCCAGATAATAGAGATGGCAAAGACAATAAGAATAATGATAAGAAGTAATCGATTTATAACAAAGTAAATAAGCAATGATCTTCTGTATTCAGTGCCCCTGCTTTTGGCAAGGGGTCTTTTTTTTCGTTTACAGCATCTTACATAACTACGAGTTCCATTCCTGAATCCTTTCTGGTATACTGTAACCAGTAATTAACAAATACGAATGACGAGGTAACCACGACGCCCATGAAGTAAACCATCTATTTCTCAATAAACTGCATGTAAGTGAAACAGGCAGTCTCTACGGTGTGTAGGGGTGAGGATAGGTGTGTCCAAATTAGGGTGTATCGTTGTAAATGGGCTAAGTGGCCTCTTTGACGGTTTCTCTCTGTTTACGTCATCTTATCGATAACCTTTCACCGTAGGCCTATGCCTGCGGTTTTTTTGTACATTTAGAAAGGGTGATGATGGATGATGAATATCGTACGTGGTAGAAATTTGGCTAAAGAATGGCAAGGGAATGTCTGCTTTGAACAAGTGGATATTGACATTTATGAGGGTGAACGACTAGCACTATTTGGGAGTAACGGCGTTGGCAAGACAACGCTTCTTGAAATATTAGCAGGTGAGGAAGAACCCACCGAAGGGATAATTGAACGTGGACTCCCTCGATCACAATGGGGCTTTATGAAACAAACTTCGGCAGGTTTATTGGGAATAACTACACTGGAAGCAGCGCAGGTTGATAGCACCGAGTTATATCAGATCAAGTGGCATATGAAGCGATTGGAAGAGGAGCTTGGTCACCGTATAAATATACTGGATCCGAATGAATCTTTGTTAGAAGAGTATGGTGATTGGTTGGAGCGCTATGAACGGATGGACGGATTCAAATGGGAAGTAGATGTGGAGAAGATGCTAAATATACTTCACATTGGTGCTGAACTATGGGGAATTCCATTCTCTCAATTAAGCGGTGGGCAGAAAACAAGAGTGCGTCTTGCATCCTTACTTGTTCATCGTCCTAAATTTCTAGTACTGGATGAACCGACGAATCATTTAGATGAGTCCAGTATATTGTGGTTAGAGAATTGGTTGAACGATTATGAGGGGACCGTATTATTTGTTTCTCATGATAGAACATTCCTAGACCACGTAGCTACAGGTGTGTGCGAGCTGACGAATCAAGGGCTGAAGAAATATAACGGCGGTTATCTTGATTATCGTCGCGAGAAGGACAGAGAGATTCGTGAACAAGAGGCGTTGTATAAGCAACAACAGCTGGCTAGGAAAGCGCTAGAGGAATCTATACGTAGATACCAGGAATGGTTCAATAAAGCAGATCAAGCAGCTTCCAAGCAAGAAATGCCAAGTGCCACAAGCTTCTACAAATCGAAGGCCAAGAAGAATATCTCCCGTTATCATGCGAAGCAAAAGGAAATGGACAGATTGGATGCACAGAGTGTACAGAAGCCGCGTAATGCTCCCGGTGTGAAAATGCAGTTGGAGACAGAGGGTTTTGGAGCACGCAACCTCGTGGAATTGAAGGAAATCACATTTGGGTTTACAGAACAGAACCCTTTATTTGATAAGTTGGATCTTGTTATTTCACGAGGTGACCGCCTTGCGGTACGCGGACCGAATGGTATGGGGAAATCCACGTTGTTACAACTGATGATGAATAAGCTTAATCCTCAAGCAGGTGAGGTACGAATGCATCCAAGATTAAAGATTGGTTATTTCTCTCAAGAGCTGGAAGGACTGAACATGGAACAGACCCTGTTAGATAGCCTTCTTTCTTTGCCAGATATGACAGAGACCAATGCACGAACGATTCTTGGATGTTTTCTATTTCCCCGTGAGAATGTATTCAAAAGAATTGGGGATCTGAGCATGGGAGAAAGATGTAGAGCTGCTTTTCTACAGCTCTATTTCAGCGGAGCCAATCTTCTTGTTCTGGATGAACCGACCAATTATCTTGATATCGCTACTCGAGAAGTCATTGAAGATGCACTTCAGTCTTACTCAGGTGCATTTGTCATCGTCTCCCATGATCGAATGTTAGTACGTAAGTTGGCGAATCGCTTGCTGACCTTGTCAGAGGCTCAGAAACCTCAGCTGTTCGAAGGAACATTAGAGGAGGAAGAAGAGCATATCTTAAGGCGGGAAAGAGTGGGGGCAAGCGGCGATTCAACACAAGATAATCAAAGAATGGCGTTAGAATGGACACTTACACGATTGCTTAGTGATGAGGGGGGGACGGAAATGGAGGAAATAGAACGTCTCCAAGAAATTCGAATGCTTCAGAAGCAATTAAAGAGTCTTTAA